CCATGGTAACCATCCAGTATTTGCCACGTGAGCTCTGTAAGTTAGACCAATATCCAAACTTCCAATATTCTCAAGCTTAAGTTCAAGAGCTTCCATACGTAAAGCAGAGCCAGTTGTTCCACTCACAATACCATTACGAACCCAAGACTGCCATGCTAAATTCTCAAGATGCGTTCTGTAGTTCGTTGAAATATTAACACCACTACCATCGCCAAGAACTGTACAGATACCCATGTATAATCTTTTGTCTGCGGTAACCTGCATGTTGTGATTGTCTAAAACCTGAGTTAACCATTGCTCTGGCGTGACGTTTACATATTTTGCAGGTCTTTGAGTGCTGTCAAGTAAATACCCAAGTTCACATTCACAGGTAATGTCTTTTGTTTTGTTCAAACCTTCGTCATCAAATGTAATACGACCTTCAAATATCAGATCTTTTCGAGTGTTTGAATACACCTCGTACACATAAATAACGGTATGCATCTTTCGTAAGTAATTAAAATATTTATGTGTCGGATCGATATTAAAGGTAAAACCACTTGATTTATTTATCCCTGAGACGAGTTTTGGTTGTGTTATTTTATGCTCGGTACGAATGTCGTGTAGTAATACATCCGACCGTGGAAAGTCTGAAGCCCATATCTGAATGATGGGAGCCTTGTTTTTTACCTCGTTTGTAATGTTTACATTAAGGTCTACGTTTTTGATAAGAACGATAGATATCGCTTCTAGTCGTAATTCTTGACCTGTAGTACCTAGAGTCGCACCGTTTGTTTTCCAAGACGTCCAACCAGAGTTTTCTAGATGTCCTCGATATTGTACTTTGTATTTTGAAGCGTCTGCTCCTGTTAGGGATATCTCGACTGCTTCGATTCTTAATCCTTGTCCAACGGTTCCTGCTGTTTTACCATTAGTGACCCATGGTTGCCATCCTACGTTCTGAACATGAGTCCTATATTGTACTCCAATATCTAAACCATCCAATGACGATAAGTTAATCTCAAGAGCTTCCATACGAAGTCCGAGTCCGGTGGTTCCTGATCTAGATCCGTTTTTAACCCAAGCCGCCCATGCCAAGTTCTGAATATGAGATCTGTAGTTAATCGCAATTAGTGGGGCATCACCAGGGGTTCGAATAAGACTGTCTGATTTAAGAGTAATGATGATTTGAATCGCTTCGGCTCTTAAAGATTGTCCAGTAGTTCCGGCAACATCACCGTCTCTACACCACTCTTGCCATGCTTCATTTTGAACGTGAACACGATACCAGATTGAATATTTATCAGCATCTGTTCCGGTGAGTCGGATTTTAATAGCTTCCAGACGTTTTCCTTGATCGGTTGTACCAGCAGTTTGACCGTTTGTAACCTCTGGTTGCCATCCGACGTTTTCTACATGAGTAGAATATGCAACACCAAGATTCAATGTTCCAAAGTTTATGAGAGCAATTCTTATCGCCTCAATACGTAATCCTTGACCAACTCTACCACTTAATCGACCGTCAGTAACTTCTTTGCCCCAACCATAATTCTCAACATGTGTAGAATAGCTGGCACATAGTATCTTTTCTGGTGGAATCGCCATGTCTGGAGAAGTTATCGGTACAATGATTTGGGTGGGGTCGTCTTCTGGTTTGTTAGGTACAACAACTACAACTTCTTCTTTTATTTTCTCAAGAACAACCTGAATGGCTTCTGCTCTTAACGCAACGCCAGTTGTTCCAGCAGTTTCACCATCAACTTTCCACTGTTGCCAACCGATGTTTTCGACATGGAGTCGGTATTTAAGTTTATATTTCTTTGCGTCTAGACCAACTAATCGAATACGTAGGGCTTCTAATCGTAAACCTTCGCCAGCAGTTCCAACTACTTCACCATCTGTTTTAAGTGGTAGCCATCCTTGATTTTGAACATGGGCTTGTGCTTCGATTCGAATATCAAGTCCGGCTTTATCGAGTAATTTTAACACGAGTGCTTCCATACGGAGACCCTTACCCTCAGTACCCGACGTCGCTCCGTCCTGCACGAATACGTTCCAGCCTTCGTTTTCGATATGAGTTTTATAACTTATATTCATTACAAAGACCCTCCTCGATAATCAACAGAAACCGTGCCGGAGCCTATAAACGTTAAAACGTGATTTCCCTCACCAATAAAGATGTCTGGGACTACGGTTTCTCCGGATGCTAATGGATAGATATTACCAAGATATGAAACGTTCATCGCATTAGAACAAATAAACTTCGGACATACTTTCTTACGACGCCCTACAATTGTCAAACTGCAAGGCGCTATAAGATCATAATAATTACGAATGACCCCGTCGTTGAACGAGAATGTATCCCATAACCATGGTTCCAGACTTGACTGTGTTTCGTATTTATACGGGTCTACAATCGCCGAAATGGTAATTACAGACCCGTAGAATTTAGATTCGGTCTCGGTTACAGATATACGTCCTTCCCAATAGTAACCCGAATCTTTGTTGAATATGATTTTTAACTTGCGACCCTGATACATATTAGCCAGCTCTGAGAACTGTGCGTAGTATGTGTTTTTACCATGGGTCGATTCGAGTTTGATGGTTATGGTTCGTTGTTTGTATTCTACATCACCGCTAAGACTTTCGGTCAAGTCAATAATGGACGATGTTCCTGGAATCTCGATTTGAACAATGTCGGCTTCCGGTGCTGAAATATGTTTACTATTAAAACCATAACCAAGATCAGCTGTTAGCCATTTGTCTCCAATTTTTACATCTGCTATCATGCTTGTCCCCTTGCTGCTAGTCCAACTTTAACGCCAAATATATTGTTAATATATGGCGCTGTTACTTTGGCTATTTGTTTTCCGTCCAGATTAACTGGAACTTCAATTGTTGTGTTAGCATCACCACCAGTTACGGCGGATAATACTTTGTTTACGGTGGTTGTAACAACGTCGTCTAGACTTCCAAGCACATCGTTTACCGAAGCCGGTTTGGCTGGGATAATTCGTGCGGAAGTTGCTATGTTCATACTGTTACTTCCAAATAATCCATTTACACTTTTTACTCCATTTTGAATTTCTGAGAGATCCATTACAGGTCGAATTGTAGGTTGTGCGTCAATACCATCTAAGATACTTGTTCCAAGTTTAGCGACGGTGTTACTCATTACGGATAAAGAGTCTTTTGCTACGGTTGCGGCGGCATTTGCCACCATCCCGGCATTGTTGTAGAAACCAATCGCCATGCCCTCATCGCAATCTTCACCAAGCCATATAAATTTCTTAGCTGGTGAGTTGCTTAATACGGCATTTTTTGCGGCGTTATATGCGGCCAAGGCTGCGTTTGCTGCTGCGGTAATAACACCATCGACGGCGTTTGCAATACCATTAGCCATACCTTGAATCATATCAGCACCTACTTGGAAGAATTGATCGACTCCAGATCGTGCCGCGTTATATGCCGATGATATAACATTACCAATAGCTCCAATAACATTACCAATAGCTCCCGTGATACCCGAGATAAAACCACTATTCATAATTTCACTACCAGCGTCTAAGAAGCCACCAATAGAGTTCATTAGAACCGCTTTACCAGCTTCTACAACGGCATCGAATAGATTATTAACAGCATCAATCATTGGTTGGGTATTGTCTCGTATTGCATCTGCCAGACCATTGATAAACGTTATAATGGCTTGGAAACCAGCGTCTACAAGTTGTGGTACGGCGGTCGCAATACCGGTGATAAATGCGACTATGATGTCAACACCTGCTTGAATCAGGAGTGGTATATTTGTTGCTACCACTTCTAGTATTCCGAGAATCAATGTGAGGAACGCCTGAGCGATGATTGGTACATATGTTGTTAATGCCTGACAAATTGCCGTAATGAATTGGAAGAACACTTGTACTCCCTGTGGTATGATTGTCGCAAGACTTGTTAATAACGAGGATATAACCGAGGTTATTGCGGCGGCTATCACTGGTGCTCCAGTAACTATAACCTGTGCAAAGGCTACTAAACCTTGAGCTAGGGCTGTCGCTACTGTTGGAATTAGAGTTACGATGCCAGTTATAATTGTGGTCAGTGCGTCAACAACAGCCTGTGATCCACTAGCGGTCATTCCAGCTAATAGACCAAAACCAACCGCTAACGCTTGTAATCCTACACCAGCTAAAAATAAACCAGCGCCAAGAACACCTATACCAGCTCCTAAAAGTAATACCGCCGCACCTAATAACAACATCGAAGGTATCACCGGGGTTAATATCGCTGCGGCTGCTCCAAATACTAGGAATGCTCCGGCCAACGCCAACAATGCTATACCAATGCCTTCCAAACTCATACTAGATAATAATATCAACGATGGAGTTAGTAATGCAATAGCGATTGCCGCGACTATTAACGCTGCAGATCCAGCCAATGTTCCAGTCATTAAATATAGACCAGCCGCTAATATAGCTAAAGACCCACCTAATGCTAGAAGACCTGTTCCGACCTGTTCGAGACTCAATCCGCCTAAAGATGATACTGCACTTGCTAATATCTTAATACCAACCGCGGCAATCAAAAGACCAGCCCCAACAATGAGCATGTCTGGAGGCATTGCTCTTAATCCTAAAGCTAGAATACCTAACGCTCCTGCCAAACCGATAAGTCCAGTTAACATTTGATCCATTGGTATGGATGCTAGATCGCCGACAGCACTTGCCATTATTTTCAAACCAACGGATATAAGTAGAATACCCGCACCAGCACTTAACATGTTTCCTGTAAATTTTACATTGTTACAAAATAGACCAATAGCAGCTAACATTACACCAAGACCCACAAGACCTTGAATCATTTGTTCCCACGTCATGCCTGATAAATCTTTAAGAGCACTTGCCATTATTTTTATTGCTATAGCAAACGCGATTAATGTTCCAGCACCTTTTATAATACTGCCCTCATTCGCCGACAGTATTTTCATAGAGGCTACTAATGCCGCCATCAACACAACAACACTTAACAAACCTCTCGCTACTTGACCCCAATCGAGATCACCTAACGTTTTCATAGCATTTGCTAGTATTAATATAGAGACAGATAATACTATTAACATTGCCGCACTTTTTATCATACCCTTTGATAATGGATCTATCTTTGCGAATAAGAATAATGCGCCCAATAATTGTGCGAACATTACTGTTAATGCGCCTAGTGACATAGCCAATTTCTGACCATCGATCCCCGATAGAACCAACAACGAAGCTGCTAATATGCCAACGGCAATTGCTATCGTTAATAAAATCTTTGCGTTTATCTGATTTTGATATCCTTTCAAGCTTTCTTTAACCTGATCAAGAACGCCAACTACAGAACCTGCTATTTCTTTAAAAGTGGCGAATGGTGCGGAAAGATTCTTTACAAATTTTATAATTCCAGTTACAATCGCTCCAAATCCCGCAACGCCTAGGGCGCCAACGATTGCGTCGAAGTCAATGTTGCTGATACCTTTAACCATGGAGTCCACCAACGCGGTCAAACCACTAGCTAGAAAACTACCAACCTTACTAAGTGCGTCGCCGATCATACTTAAACCTTCGACTAGCTTAGAACTACTAATGTTATCGCTAGCAGCTTTAAAGGCTTCTGATATTTTCTTTTTCATAGTGTCAGCGCCTTCGCCTACTTTACCAAAACCAGTAAATGATTTATCCAAACCTACTAACCATTCGCCAATAGCTGCCGCTACATCTAATATGACTTGCGCTAATCCGCTTAGAATTGCGCCTAATGGAGATGCTGCTCCCAATAGACTTGAAAATGCTTTGGCTGCAATATCGACGATCGCAAACAATCCGGCAAACACGCTTTTAAGTTTTGCAGCATTCTCATCACTGAGTTTAAAGTTGTAAGCAAGTTCTTTTAGCCCGATTGAGAAGTTCATTAGATTTTCATAAGTGATCGGTGGAAATATGTTCTTAAAAGCATCCCCAACGGCATTTACAACGATCATTAGATTATCAAACATTATACGGATCGCATCAATGGCGATTGCTCTGCCACCGAACGCTTTCCATAGTTCTAAAATATTATTTCTAGAGTCAGCAGAAGCACCGATCATACCGCCGATAACATCTGAGATGTTTGTAAATAGTTCTTTAGCTTCGTCAAAGTCACCAATAATAATTTCCCAGGTTTTACCCCAACCAGATTGAGCGGCTTCTTTCAACGTACTCCATAATTGAGTAAAAGTTTTGACTTTTGTTGCGGCATCTTCCATAGCATGTGATTCCGCAATAAGGGCATCCGCTTGAGCTTGTGTCCACTTACCGGATTCCATCATGGATTGTGCATATTTTGTGGCCCCGTCAACAGTAAATTTATTTAAGGTTTCATTTAGAATATCGGCACTTAACCAACCTTCTTGTAACGAATCTCTGAACGACCCTTGTTTTGTAATGATTTCATCGACTGCTACTCCATGTTCTCGGGCCGTGTCTTTTAGTGCATTTTGAAATTTCTCACCGCCCATACCAGCGTTTACCACGGAGTTCCAATCCATAAGTTTGACTGTTCCAGTGGCAAGGGCCTGCGATAATTGATACATTGCTGTGGAGGCTTGCATTGATGATGATCCAGAAGCGGCTGCAAGATTGGCTATACCTTGAATAGCTTTTGCGGCTGGTTCTAGAGCGACGCCTGCTGCTGTGAAGGTACCAATGTTACGAGTCATTTCTGCAAAGTTATAGATTGTTTTATCAGCGTATGTGTTAAGTTCGTCTATAACTTTTGTTACGTCAGACATTGTAGTACCCTTACTTGCGGTGTTAGATATTATTGTTTGAATGGAGCCCATCTTGGTCTCATACTCGCCAAAGCCCTCCATGATAGGATCAACGGTTAACGCTTTTACCATGTTGGTGCCGGTTGTAATTGCCGCATTTGTGATGTTGGCCAAAGCTGTTACCGCCATAACTTGTAATGCTGAGAACCTTAAAGATACTTCCTCAACACCTCGAGCAAGACCGGACATATTAACGCCGTTAGCAGCCGCACTAACTCCCTCAAAACCTTTAGAAGCTCCTGAAAAATTTAGACTTTGTTTAAGTTTGTCTATGAACGATAGTGATCCTTGTATACCACTATTAAACTGACCGTTATCAAATCGCATCTCTACGACTTTTTGATCTATTGTGTTGCTCATGCTTGTGTTACCTCCTTCCATACCGCATCTGCGATGTTGTCAAACACTGGACGCATTGCTGGATTTATGTAATCTCTACCTTCGACCCAACCACCAGTCCCTGTTCCATGTCCATATTGTAAAATTATTGCTATGTTAACACCTTTGTTGATGTTAGTATTCGAGAAGGTTATCCTTGAATTTCCTGATCCGTTCTGTATTTCATAAGTCCACGAACTAGCTGTTTTACCACTCTCAGATGGTGTAGCACTAGATAATGCGGATACACCATCTTTTCCATATTTATCGAGGATTCCACGCTTTGTCGCTTCGCTCATTTTATTCAAAGTTTTTTTAGTTTTGGAAAAATCTCCAGAGTGTTTAAAAGTAATCATTTATTCATCAACCCTTCGTATTTAATTGTTGTTTTCGAAGTTCATTTAAAGCCGCGTTTTGACTCATGATGTCTCTCTTACTTCTTTTTGCTGGAGGAGTATTTTTAATGTTACACACTCTAATCAAAGTTATCAATCTGTTTAGATGCCACTTTTGACATTCGAAAGGAATGTTTAAAGCGACCATTGAATAGTATATTAACTCGGAAGTTAACTGTTCATCTACCCCTGATTTTTGTTTTTGTTCTCTGATAGTCGTGGCTGTCATTGGTGATTCTATGTAGTTGTTGATATCGACTATATTGTTGTATGATAGATGATTATATGCTTCCGATGGGACGTTCTGAGTTAGTGTCATACATTTTATATAATCCAGAGTTTCCTCTGATGTTTTTTTCTCTTTTGTTAGGAATGGTTTTTGCCACTTTGACTCCCATTTTGAAATAGATACTAAAGAATGCTCCAGTTGGAGCGATTGTGCTTTTGTGTTTATAAACTCTTGTCTGAATTCGTTCCATAATTCTGTAGCTGGTATTGTTATGTGAAGCATTCTTGTTCTCCTTTCAAGTGTTATTTTGTTGCTGCGGCTTCAACCTGTTCTTTTACATCAACGGGGATAATGCC